CAGTTGGCGTCAGTACCACCTACTTCGATAGCAGTTGGATCTACAACAAGCCTGTTAGGCAGCATCGCCTTGCACCAAGGTCCAGCAGTGGACAGCAGATTGACCTTCTCTTCTAGAGCCTTGATCTTGCCTTCCACTTCCTTCACCTTCTTAGGTGACTTGGCATTCTCTAGTTCAGTAGACAGCTTCTCTAACTCTGCAATGGCTTCATCACTGCTGTCTTGCTTCTGTGTCCATCCCACCTTGATGATAGCACTGTTAGTGAGCAGTGCAGTGAGTACACTACGCCTTGCCTTTGGCTTGAAGTTCAGTCCCGGTGCAGTCCTCATGCTAATCAGCTTGTTGATCAACACTTCGATGCTCTTACCGAGTGGTTCGTTGGCACTGTCCTCATAAGTCACACTGATAGTGGGGTTCTTGGCGTACAGCATAGGCACCATGATGCTACAGTTGGCAAACACCACATTCTCTGTCTGTGAGAACTGATTACCAAGCTGCATAGTGTGTTCAGTGTTGCCTGCACTGTTGCCACGCATCGATCTGTGGTTAGATTGGTCATTCTCGTAGTACCGAATGGCCTCTTCCCAGTTGCTAGCTGCATTTCCTCTTACAGATGCACCTTGATTGCGTCTAGACAACCACAACTGACCGTGTGCCTTGCTCACAGGGATCTTGCTGTCACCTACAACCCTGTACAAGGGTCCAGCTTCAGCTTCATCCCTCTTGAGGCCTGCACCTGCACGGTCAAATGCCTTCTCAAGCACAGGATCTTGTGTTGCATCACTAATGTCACGCGGCATGGCGATGGTTCCTCACTTGACTCTTGATGTCACCCTCTTGCCAACGCATGTACTTCCTAGCAATGCCGGGTGTCTTGGCTACAAACTGTGCAATCCTTGGTCTGTGTGTCAACAAGTACTTAGTCTTGTCCATCGCATGGTCATTCCTGTCCACAGGGACATCTTCGTACTCACCTCTAGTGTCCTTACGCCAAGTGTAGTCCACTATCTCAGTGTCATTCCATGTCAGGTCTGTGTTGAAGAATAGTCTTGGACTGCCAAGAGTACCAGTAATAGGGTGCATGTGATGCATGTCAATCGCCAGATAGCTTTGGACCTTCGCGATGCCTGCAAGGATGTCATTGTTTGCTCTCTCCATAGGGATACCTAGTTCATCGAAGAGTCCGGCAACGGAAGTTCCAACTGTCTTGGCTGTACCACCACCACGTTTGAAGACGGAGGGATCTGCCAAGACAGGACGGAAGCTGTAGAAGCCGTGCAATAGATTGTGTGCACGTCCTCTTGCGTGACGAATACGCTCCGCAAGCTCTTCAGGGGTCTTCTCTTTCTCATAGAACCCATCCATCTCAAACACATTGCCGATGTGATCTACAAACGCTAGTCCATAGCAAGCAGGTGATGCAATGCCGTGGTCATACGCTTCAATGACTTCAGGTGCGAACCCACTATCCACTAGATGCTCTACATACCACTTGATCTTGTCAGGATCTAGCATGTGCACACCTGCATTGTACTGTGGATACACCAATCCCTCGAATGCACCCCACTCACCCATGAGGAACCGAGTACGCATCTGTCCTGTGTACGTACTCTCTAGTCCCATGATGAAGTCTTCAGGCAAGTTGTCCTTGTTCTCGTAGGTACTGCCTTCAAACAGTTCAATGAGAGGTTCACCAGTGACATTGTTCACCAGCAAGTCAGGGTTGCGGAAGCCTTTAGCCAAGTCATGCAGTGGCTTCACCAAGTGTCGATAGACCCAGTTCCTAGTAGGGTTGCAAGTGATCATAAACCATCTAGGACCACTAACAGGCATAGTAGGGTCATCACCAACATAAGGAGCACTACCCCGAAGGCGACCCATAAGGTCATCGAAGTCCTTCTTGCTGATCTCTGGATCTTCCATCTGGTCTACAATGATCCAGTCATAGGTTGCAGAGAGCAGGTTGGAGGTACTGCTCTCTGCTGATTTGCCTTGCTGTGCAATGTACCTGAAGTTGATCACTGACTCATTAGTCAACTCAACGATATTGTCAATCGACAGAGCCTTGCGCTTGATCCAGTTGTTAGGACACCATCGCAGGAACTCCTTGCGTATAGTGTCATTAAGTTTGGGGTACGTGCTGCGTGCAATAAGGCCATTGCTTCCGGGATAGTCCTTTGCAAGCTGCAATCCTTTGACAACAGCACTCGTTGTCTTTCCATTACCGAACCCTCCACCGAACACTTGGATCTTGGCACGGCTCTGCTGGAACCTGTGTTGTAGTGAGTCCTCTTGCAGCTTGTAAGTAAGAAGTGCCACTATGCAGCCTCCAACTGTGCAACACGTGTTCTAAGTTCTTGGATCTCTTTGATCAACAGAGGCACTAGCTTGCCGTAGTCAATACCCCAAGGCGTAGCCAAGTGACCACCGGGGATAGCAGCCTGTCCTGGTGTTGCAGGAGTAACAAGCCTGCCTTCTTCATCAAGCACTTCCTCTGTCGGCAGGATCTCTTCTCGTCCTTCAGTCAGTTCATCTGTACCAACGGACACTGCATCAGGAAAGAGAGGATGCAAGTCTTGTGCAATGAGGCCATAGTCAACATGATGACTGTCTTGCTTCCAGTCGTAGGCAACAACTTTGATCGCGTCAATGACATCGCCCGCTGATGATGCATCAACGATGTTCTCTTTGAGACGCACATCTGACGAAGTACTGTAGAGACAAGTGTTAGCAGTAACTGTTGCAATGTAACCACAGTTGACACCTGCCCAATAGAATGCGTGCCAACCACCACCATCTGTACGCATCCACTCAGCATTGTTTCCTCCAAGGGAGTGCTCACTTACAATGCTCCTTGAGGTGCCACTGCTTACAGTACGCAATGTTGCATTAGTAAGTGGTCCACCACCGATACCTGTGTTGCCATTCATGTAGTTCTGTGCATTACCAACCAAGTGTAAGTTGTAGTTGTTAACACCAGCGGTGCAGCCTCCATAGAAGCCATAGTTGGTGGTACCTCCAACATTGAAGGCACCACCTACAACGAAGCCGTAGTGGACAGCAGCACTTGAGCCAGAACCATGCGTGACTGCATCAGCAACAAAGTGCTGCACATTAGCCATCGCTAGTCCATTAACAGTAGTTGGCAGCGAATAGAAGGAGATGTTGTTGAACGTGACATCTGATTGGATCTGTTGCTTTGCAGCGTAGGCAATCATGTTGGTGCCACCTGTCGATGGACCACCAACAACAACCTTCTCATTCGCAATGCCAGCAGTACCTATGCCCAGCTTGCCTGCCATGTGGTTAGCAGCAGAACCGGGTGCATAGAAGTTCCAACGGTTAGTACCCGCAGGGATGTCTCCATAGAAGCCAACATTCGTTGTGCCACCGATCATGGATGATCCAGCACCGAAGCCTATCTGTGTGCCGATGCTTGATCCAGCACCAAGGCTACCTTGATTAGCTTGGTAGTGCGTCATCACACCAACATTGAATGCTGCTGCTTGTGTTGCAATAGTAGTGAGGAAGCCTTGGTAGCTGCCTGTCACTGTTGACTGAAGAGTAGCCTCAGATGCAATGCCTGCCATGTTGGCACTGGCACTAGGCGACCAGTTCACACGCAGCTTGTAGTTAGTGAGCGCGACGTTGTTGCCTAGTCCGAGCGCGCCTGCCATGTAGTTGTCAGCAGAGCCAGCCGCGTAGAAGTTGTACTTACCACTACCAGCAGCGATATTACTGACAAAGCCATACTCATTAGTTACGATAGACCCAGCACCTCGGTTTATCTCTTCAGCATCGAAGTGTGCATAGTAACCCATTGTGAATGCTGCTGCTTGTGTAAATGGTCCTGAGAAGTAACCATAGGCACCAACAGTCACGCTCGATTGAACCGTTCCTGTATTCGCAAAAGAGTAGCTAGTCGTTGCACCAGCAATGTTACCGCCGACACGTACCTTGTAGCCAGCCAGTGAGTTAGAGCCAACACCAAGAGCACCTGCCATGTAGTTGTCAGCAGTGCCAGCCATATAGAGGTTCCAGCGATTAGTACCTGCTGGTATCTCACCGAAGAAGCCGTAGTTGCTTACACCGCCTTGCAGTGAACTGTTCGCATGGAACCCTGCTTGTATTGTTGCAGCAGAGCCAGCACCAAACAGCCCTGCTTGATTGGCAGAGAAGTGCTTGATTGCTCCAGTAGTGAATGCAGCTGCTTGTGTGTTTAGGTTGGTACGAACAAGCAATGCCTCAACTGTAGCATCACTCTGAACGGTTACAGGCAGGTAGACACCGATTGATGTAGTTGCTCCTGTTAAGTTCCCTCCGACAGCTAGCTTGACATTAGGGAATGCGGTGACACCCACACCGAGTGTATTAGCTGCATCATTGTAGTTGAGATTAGGGTTGTCTTGTATCAAGTTACCTGTTGCATCTGCAAACGGTATAGATCCTTGTGTCATCAATGGCACTGAGCCACTAGTCTTAGTGTCTACATACTGCTTAGTAGCAACTTCCATAGGCAGTACAGGATCATTGCCTACTGATGTAGCACCTTGGAAGAAGTTCTTAGCTGTACCATTGGCATAGAAGTTCCAGTTGTTTGCACCAGCAGGAAGATTACCAAAGAAGCCCCAGTTGGTACCTGCCGCAGTCATGTTTGGAGCAGCAGAGAACCCCTTCTGTTCATTGATAACAGAACCTGCACCCTTGATAACACCATCTGCTTGGTAGTGCGTGTACTGATTGACAGTGAATGGAGTTGCCTGTGTCGAAGGACCGCTGTAGTAGCTGAGTCCTGCTGTAGTGACATCATTCAAGACTGTACCATCAACAGCTACACCATAGCCTATTGCCCCTCCTGTGAGTGACCTACGTACAGCTACAGCTTTGTTGACTACAGCAGGTCCACCAATACCAAGAGTGTTGCTTGTGTCATTCCAGTTGAGGTTGTTGTTGTCTTCTGCGTAGTTACCACTAACACCAGCGAACACGATGCTGCCTTGTGTAAACACTACACTTGTACCAGTACCACCATTAGCAGGCGTGAGTGTACCACTGAACCCTGCAACAGGTACACCTCCCCAGTCAGGCATGACATCCTCACCCTTACTGATGAGTACTTTGCCTACTGGCTCTGCATCAAGCCTTGACAGTGTAGTTGTAGTGTTGGCTACGAGTAGATCACCGATGGCGTAGCTGTCTATACCAGTGCCACCCTTAGACACAGGCAGCACCTTGTGAGGTACATCAACAACACCCATGCCATTGCCTGAGCGATCACGGAAGTACGGATAGCCGTCCAGAGGTACATCAGGCATCGTAGTCTACCCTTGTTGGAGTGACATCAATCACTGGCACGTCACTTGATGCATCACGCTTGGTGATGATGATGTTGAGACTGTTAGCCATTGCATGACGATGCTCAACAACATCAGCCGGACGGTGCCCAGCACGATCGAGTACATCTTGTGCAGCCTTGAACCCTAGAACGCCTTCGTCCTCAGCAGCGATCTCAACTATCTTGTTGGCTGCACCACGTGCGTTCTTCTGGAAGATCTCTCTCACTTGCTCGTTAGCAGTCTCAATGATGTTAGCCTTAGCAGCTTCCATGAACTCTTTGTATGCAGCAAGTGTCCTGATCCTGACTATCTGTGGTACAGTCAGCTTACCTTCACATGCAATGCTGATCTCACCGTCAGGCAGACCAAACAGAGTGTAGAAGGCTACTATAGCAACACCAGTCAGCTTCTCAGGTGGCAGTGGTAACTCAGCAACAGCCTTGCGTGTCTTGATGACTAGACGCTGTGCATCCTGACCATTAGGCACTTCAACAAAGCCACTGTGTTGTCTAGCTTCCTTGACTGCCTTGCCAGTGACAGGATTGATCTTAGTGCCATCTGCAAGCACTAGTGGCTCTAGTTCATCATGTGTGATCATCTACCAACTCGCCTCAAGATGGTTGACAGTACACCACTCTCAAGTTCACCAGCACCGGGGACACCAACTGTTCTGTTCAGTCCTGCACGTGCATTCTCTCTAATGACCTTAGCAACAGCAGGATCGGTTGGGAATGCAGGAGGAGGAGCACCAACGGCTTTGGCAGCAGCTAGTTCTGCTTGGTATGCATCAGCACGCTGTCTCAGCACCTCAGCAGCCTTAGAACTCTCATACTGAGCACCTCTAGCCCTGTTCTCTGCATAACCTGCTGTAGTTCTAGCATCACTAGGAGGCATGTTGGCACGAGAGTGAGGACGATCAGCAGACTGTCTAGGGTAGTTAGCAGGCGCACGCTGCGGCTTAGTAGGTTGATCGTGCGGAGATGGAGGATAGTTGTTAGGAGAACGGGGCATGTTCACTTCGTCAGGACTCACACGAGCACCGAACTCAGGGCTGTTGATACCTT